GTTACATATCCAGCTAGTTCTTTTGTTGGTGCTGTAGGCGAAACAGTTTCATTAACATTAGGTGTCACAGACAGCTTTTACTTTGATGGTTCTTTTGGAAGCACTCTTTGTACTAAGTTTGTTGATCAGTCACACAATGTATATACGACCTACAGTTCAGCTAAGTTCGTTAGAGAACTTACAGTAGGCGATACAATTTACTGTACTGCTGAAGTATCAGCTCACAGTAATTATCAAGAAGAAAAAACCACCACCATTAAAAAAGTAAAGGGAGCAAACTAATGAAACTAAGTAGCTTAAAAGTTTATACAAGTAATTATGGTTTACAACTAACTACTGGATATAAAGCTAATGATCGTGGCTCATATGGCTTAGTTAAAGATTTAGACACAACTTTAATTGGCACTCAAAATTATATGGGCATGGCTTATTTTTGGGATCACGATGTAAAGCATACAATGAGAGATGTTACACCAAAGGTTAGAAAAATAATTCACGATACAGCTTTAAGAGAAGGTTTATTTAAAGATAGTGAATTTGGTAATAAATACATTCCAACTTGTAAAAAATTTATTGAAATAATTAATCTTGCAGTAACAAAATTTAAATTAGGAGATGAGTATTTAATAGAGGGAGCAAACTAATGGATATTAGATTTTATAGAGAAGAAAGTTCTAAGGAACTCGGTATTAAAGCAGATTGTAATTACATAGTGGTAAGTAAAGATTATAAAAGTCCATATAAGTTGATGCCTTATTCAATTTATTATGTGGATGACACTAGATCTTATGTTGCTCTTAAAATTATAGAAGAAAATCGACTTACTATAGATCCCATCTTAGATAGTAGTGATATAGATCATCTTGGAAATCAAAAAGAATTTGAAGCATTTAACACATTAAAAGAGGCTAAAGAATGGATTTATTACGATATCAAAGGAGCTAAATAATGGAATTTAGAGAAATCGTAAAAGATGCTTTTAAAGTTAACTGGATTTGGGATGTTGGCTTTAGGCAATCTGATGTGGAAAATGGCATATTAAAAACAGGCAGTATTGAAGAAGTTAATGAAAAGTATTCTGATAAAAGCATCATAGAAATGGCACAATTTTATTTTGATGTTACAGAAGATGAACTTGAAGGATTGCCATCTACAGACGAATTTTATCTCCCCAATAAAAGAGATCTTAAAGAGCTTACCAATTTTTTAAAAAAATATGATCCAGAATATTTAAACTTGGGAGAAACTAATGGAAACTAATTTAATGAGAGCTGATCATGGCAAAAAGCATACAGGCAAATATTGTGCTTTAGTTCGTGTATCTACTGACAAACAGGATGTTGAAAACCAAGTGTTCGCTATAGAACAATATCTAAATGGTGGAGATCATCATGTGGAATGGTTTAAAGAAGAAGCTGTGTCTGGTAAAACTGAATGGGCGAAAAGACCTGTTCTAAATGATGCTATTAAGTATTGCAGAAAGACTAAGGCTACTTTGATCATCTATTCTTTATCTAGGCTTGGTCGAAGGAGAGGGGATGTCTTAAACTTCTTTGACGATGTTATAGCTAAAGGCAAAATCAAAATTATAGTTGTTGATTATCCCATGCTGGATGAAACTACCATAGGTTTTATGGCTGTTATGAACCAGCATGAACGAGAGCTTATATCAAGTCGTACTAAACTTTCTTTGGATAGAATACAAAGTAATCTTAAAAAAGATGGCTTTCATATTACTAAATCTGGCAGTAAAATTACCAAGCTGGGAACAGGCATGTCTAAGAAGGCACAAAAGAAAGGTGCTATGGGCAATAAGATTAAAGCTAACGAGAGAGCTGATAATCTTTTACCTAACATTGAAAGAGGTATGACGATGGGATGGACTTATCGTGAGATAGCTATGGATTTTAATAAACGAGGTTATGAAACTGCCAGAGGTGGCGAATGGCATGCTTCAACTATTCGCAATATGTATATGAGAACAAAGGATAAAAAGTAATGAATGATATCAATGTACAGCCAAATTCAGTTAAAGAAATACATCAGCATTTAATACGAAAATATAACCAAGCTGTTATTAAAGTTGAAATGACTTTATATCAAGGTCGAAAAACTAGAAATGAAACTAAAATACAAGCTTACATAAATGCAACTAGATTGCATTATGGTTTTTGCTTTTGGATGATGTCAAGTTACTATGCCAACCAACATTTCACGATTACCAAGCTTGTAAAAGAAATGCACTCAACTCGTCAGTCAATTTCGACTATAATTAATGAGTGTGAAGCTGAAGGCTGGATAGATGTTATTCGCACAAACAATTCGGTCAAATGTACAGCATCAGCACCAATGGTAGAGACTTTTGAGAAGTTTATGATTTATAGAAGAACAGAGGTTAAAAGTGTGATTGGTTTTGCTTTTCAAAATCTTACCAACTTTGAGAAATTGATGTCAAAGGACTTTACACAAGAAGATGAATAGGTATCAAACTAATATGCATTGTTTTTATTTTTATTTTATTTAATCTAATATTTAAAGGGGAGTACAAAGTGGGATCTAATCGTAAACGTACAACATACAAACATGATATAACCAGAGCTGTTAGTTCTATTAGAATTAAATTTCAACGTCGAATGACAGTTCCCATGTTTCATCCCCAGCATATTGAAGCTGTTTCACAATTATTAGAATATGGCTTTAATGAACTTAATCGTATAACAAAACTTAACTCTTTAAGGCGAGTGGATAAATTGGTACAAGCTCATTATGTCATTGACACACTAACTCATGGATTTGCAAATATTACACCAGCCGATCCTCGAAATAGAGGTGCAGAAGAATATATATATGGCGATAATGGATTTGAAACAATTCATGGTCTTAAAGATTTAGATAAAATAATTACTGACACAGAAGGAGAAGAAGATCATGCATCAGATAGCGACCAATGGAATAAATGGATGCGAGAATCCATGCAACGAGATCACGAAAAAAAGCATCGTGAACACAACTATCCAAAACAAGATCCACCAGAAAGACAGACTGAAGGGTACTTACAGCCACAGGATAAATACGTTAAGTCTGTGTACAACAAAAGCAAATACACGAAATCAAGCACACAAAGGGATTAAACGATCAATATTAGCAACTTGTCGCATAATATATATTATCTTTGTATATTTTGTGAACCCTAATCCCTTTATGAAGTTAGTTTATGCTGGAATTTTAATTCCTCTTGTGTTGTTGGAAATCTGGGCATTATTTTGGTTTGCCTGTGCTTTAGACGATAAGTGTTACTACCAAAATGTAGGAGCTTAGAGATGCCAAAACTTACAAAAACAGGTTATGAAATTGGATCTTCTGAAGCACCAGCAATTGTACTTGGTAAAACTGTATTCAATACAAATCAAGAAGTCCTAACAAATCATCGTGATGCTATAAATAAAGTTGAAAGGATTGAAAATTTTAGATATCCCAAAGCTTTGAGAAGGGGAACTCATTTAGAACATGGAGTGGCTGATTGGGCAAAAGAAGAATTAGAAATTCTTAATGCTCATTCAAATATTTATATGTATGAACCTAAAGAAGTATTTCAAAATATTGGAGAAAAAATGGGAGCTTCCATTGATCGTATTATTGAAATCTCTGAAGTTCCTATTCAAATAGAAGATACAAATGGAGATCGAGTTACATTTATGGGAACTGGTATCATGGAAATTAAAACTGATTTCTATCATCAAGGTAAAATCAAACCAGAATGGTTGATACAAGTACATCATCAAATGATCTGCTCTGGATTAACTTGGGGAATAGTTGCTTGTCTTGATCAAAAAGGTTCATTGAATTTTTATCCTGTCGAAAAGAACGATGCTCTTTGTACAGTTATTGTAGAAAAAATATCAGAGTTTTGGTATTTGCTTGAATATGGTGGAGATTATAAAGAATTTTCTGAAAAGGATAAACCAGAGTTAGTTGATATAGAAGAGAAGCTGGTTAATAGTAATCACGATTTTGAACAGCTTTGTTCTGATTACACTACTGCTTCAAGTGAAGCTAGAAAATGGTCTAAGACAAAAGATGAAGTCAAATCAGCAATTCAAGATGTTTTAGATACTCTTCGATTAACTCATGCCAAGTTTCAAAACTTTGAAATCATTTCAGAAACCAAATTGAAAGAAAAAAAGAAGATGATTGGGACAGGCGAAATGCAAGAAAGCTATTCATTTTCATTAAAGGAGAAAAATTAATGCCAAACTTAACTATGCTAGAACCAAAGTCTTTAACTGAAGCTATGGAGTTTTCAAAAACATTATCACAATCTGGATTAGTCCCAGATGCTTATCGAGGAAAGCCAGCTAATATACTTGTTGCTATACAATGGGGCTATGAAATTGGATTGCCACCTATGCAAGCCTTATCGAACATTAATATTATTAATGGCAGAGCTACTTTGTGGGGAGATGCTTTAGTTGCTGTGTGTAAAAAGCATCCAGATTATTATGGAATGAAAGAATGGTTGGAAGGGGACACAGCTTATTGTTCTGTTAAAAGAAAAGTTAAAGATATTATTGAAGAAACAGTTCGACAATTTTCAATAAAAGATGCTGAAACTGCTGGACTGTTGAGGAAAGGTGGAGCTTGGAAAACTTATCCTAATAGAATGTTAGGTCAAAGAGCTAGAGGATTTGCTTTAAGAGATGCATTTCCAGATGCCATCAAAGGAATTATTACTACAGAAGAAGCAGTCGATTTTCCAGACAATGCAAAGTTAAGCAATATAACGACCATACAACAGCCTTTAATAACAGATGATGGAGATCTTGCTAAAAACATAGTTGATGCTGTCACAGGCGATAATACAGCCGAGAATGTTAGTGTTGAGGAAGATGTACAACCTCTGAAAGTACCTAATATAGAATTGAAGTTGATGAACAAGCCATCTGAATTTTTTGAAACCATTGAACAGGTCATAGAAAGATACAAATCTATTATGGGAATTGTTTATGCAAGTCCAAAGTTTAAGCCAGAAGAAAAGAGAACAATGCTTAAAGAGTTTGAGCATATAAACCTTGAATTGATTAATCGTCAATTTCCAGAAAAATTTATATCTGAAGTTAAGCAAAGCCGATTAGATTTAAATAAATCTCTATCTGTACAAGCTAAAAAGGAGCAAGAAAATGTCCAGTAAAATTGGTCTAACTTTACCACAGCGACAGGTTTATGATTTCTTACTTACTTACTATAATATCACAGGAGTTTATCCTTCTGTCCGAGATATTATGAGAGGAGAAATAGACGATCAGCAAGTTATTAAAAAAAGGCAAAGTCCAACATCAATTCAAAGGATGCTTAATGAATTAGTTTTTCGTGGCTGGATACAAAAAGAACCTTTTAAACATCGAGGTATAAAAATAATTAATTAAGAAAGGAGCTATCTATGGCACGACCAACAACAGCAAAACATCACACTCAATGCAGTCATTGTTTTAAAGATATGCCACCTGTAAAACATAAAAGACCTTTCGCAAAAATGTGTCACGATTGCAGAGGAGAAAGAGTTGGAACAAAAGGGGAAGTAAGTCAAATTACAATAGACCTTAAAATTCGCAATTTAAAAATGACAGATGAAGAATTAGGAATAAGTAAAGATGCTTTTAAATAAGAACTATTTAATTAGTAATCCTTTTCTATAACCTTGAGTTCTATTATACGTTAAACATTCTTTTCTAATATCTTCTGGATGGTAGCTTATGTGTAGCCATCCAGAATTTTTCTCTCCATTATAACATTCCAAAATTAGCTGACAAAAGGGAAGGTTGCTTTCATCCTTTATCCAACTAGCCAGCTCATAGTTATCAACACCAGCCACTTCAAAATCGCTTGCAGAATAACCATCATTACAACAATGATGGCTGGTGTTTTTTGATCCTATCTCTTCACAAAGCTGTTCACTACGATAACCAGAACTAACTAAAAAAGATCCCCATTTATTTCTAATAGGTTGCAAGATATTTTCTGCCAGCAATCGCAAATTATATATACCATGTTCAGATGGAAAATTTGGTATGCCTTTTCTATCGGCAGTTTGTGATTTAGTTAATTCAGATAATGTAAAATTATTCGATAACTGCATTTACTTTCCTTTCTTTTTTGGAAAACCTTTTTTCATAGCTGAATAAGATTTAGCAGATACAGTTGATTTAGATTTTGGATTTGATGTACCAGATTTTTTCTTAGCATTAATATTTTTATAAAGTGACATTTGTCTTTCCTTTCGTTGTTTAGAATGAAGTGTAGTTACATGTAGGGAATAAAAATAATTCCCAATTTTATTAAAAAATTTATATAGAGTTAACCAATGCCAGATCATTTTTTCCCCATAAGTTTCATCGCATGAGTAGCACCTTTAATTCCAAATGAACTGCTGACTGCAATAAATAAAAGATATTGATACCATTCTGGAAGAGTATTAAGAACTTCAAATCCATTTCTAACATGCTCGGTCATTGATGGAATAAAGACTAAAATTGCTGGAGCTAAAAGAACACCTAAAGCAAATTCATCTTTGTATGATCCATCTGTGGCATCTGCCATAGACTTTTCCCACTCAACCTCGCCTGTTGCAACCTTTTCAGCGACTACTGCTTTTGCTTTAGCTTGAGCTACTTTAACTTCTCCTTCTGCTTTAACCTTCTCAACTTTACTACTCATCCAAGTCGAAGCCAAGTTAGCTAAAGGAGCTATTATTGCACCTAACATTATTTATCTCCCTTGTGTTCATGTCCCATCCAGATCCCAAATACACCTGTCATCACTCCCATAACCACCGAAACAAAAGCTGATTGAGAAGCTGTTGGTGTATCTAAATCCATAAACCATTCGGCACATCTCCACGACATCATTGTACTAGCGAGCATCATAAATCTTGGAAGTATTTTCCATTTTAAAAATGTTTCTACATTCATTTAATAAACCCTCATTTTTTGATCGTCAATTTGAGGAACTAATTTACACATACATTGGTAAACTTGTTCTTTTTTGCCTTTAAATATAGTTTGATTGTTCAATTTATTTTTATAAGACAAACAATCATTAATGTTTTTAAAATGTATTTTTCCTTCCATCTTTAAACCTAAATAACAAATGAGGACAAATGCACTCATATAAGACCTTTTTTTTTGGCTAGAATAAAAAGGACTGTTGCTACTCCAGTAAATAATGCAGTTAAGAGAATACCTAAAAATATTTTTAAAATTACGTCTTGAAAACGAGCCTTTGCTTTTGCCTGTTCATTTAACATTTTTTTTCTATTAACTCTGGCTTCTGTGCAAAAAGCAACGTAGTCAATATATAAATTAGGTCTCCCGTAAAGTTGCATAAACTCTGCAAGTTTAGCTTTCTTAACTCTGATTTGTTCTAGTGCCATGAACTCCTCAAGATCGTTATCTTCTCTACCTAAAAACTTAGTCCATATGCTGTTACGTTTACGTTCTAATTCCTTTCTTAGCTTATCTTCAGCACCGACAAAATTGGCGATTGCATTGCCAGCATTTGCTATATCTCTCGAATTTTCTATAGTTTTTTTTATTATTGCAAAAGCCGAATTAGCGACAACTAGCATTTCAAGCATTAAGTTACCTCACAAGTAAACCTATGAGTAAAACTATGGCAGTACCACTAGTGCCAATCATAATATGTTCAATGCGTTTAATGCGTAGAATAGTTTCTTTCCATCTTTCTGCACAAACTGCTTCGTGTGTATCTAGTTCAGACTTAACAGATTGCACACTAGGTTTTGCCATTATGCTAAATCTCCTGCTGATTGTACCATAGCTTCGGTCGTGTCTGCTACAGCACCAGTATCTATTCGAAAAGCATAAACTCTAACTAGTGTTGTAGTTTTAGTTTGTTGAGTAGACTGATTACCAGAAGTTCCATGTCCAGCTACATAAGCTTGTTCAAATGAAATGGCATACAGAGCATTTGCAAAATTACTAGCTATCGTTACAGTATAATCTCCACCACCAATATCATTAACACCTGTGTTATTAAAACTGTCATTAACTGTTTCGTTAGCCATGTTAAAATTAACCCAATGTTTAAGCAATCCTTGTTGTAAACTTGTTGTTGCTGTTCCCTCTCCTCTAACAGTTATAGCATTAGCAGAACTAACACCGACTAGGGCATCTACGTTTAAGGTACTCATGCTAAGTCTCCATGTACTACTAATCCATAAAGGTCAAAATCACTCAAATCACCATCCCAATCGTAATTCCAAATTTGCATTGCTGAAGCTGTTTGTAATGCTCCATGTACCATAAATCCATTACCTTTACAGATTCCAGCGACAGCATATTCTGTAGCTGTAGCCATATTATTTATAAAAGAACAACCAAACTTACCTTGTGCTACATCTACTGGAGAACTAAGATTGAACCCATGAACAATCTCAGCAGTACCAGACAGATCATACGTCATGTGTGCTTTTGCTAAACCATTTTGCAGATTTGTTGTTGTTGAATTTCCCTCGCCAGTAACAGAGATTGATCCTGCTGTAGATACACCAGTAAGTGTATTAACTTTTAATATACTACTCATGCTAAGTCTCCACAAACCATTATATTTACTTGAGCCGGGTCACTAGGAGAAGCACTTGAGTTTAAAGTATAAACTCTAAATAAAGTTGTTGTCCTTGCTGTGCCTTGGTCATTGCAATAAACATTTCCATTTGAAGAATTATTAGTGCCACCACTATCTCCCGCATGAGCATAATCATCATTAGCCATATTGTTTGCAATAGTTATAGTATAATCGCCAGTATTAACATCTGTGATTGATGTGGTATTAAAACTGTCTCTAGCAGTTATTGTAGCACCGGCACTTGTTCCAGTTCCATTAAAATTAACCCAAGCTTTAGTTAAACCTTGTTGCAGATTTGTTGTTACTGTTCCACCTTCAGCAGTTACAGCTATACTTCCTGCCGAACTTCTACCAGTTAATTCGTCTAATACTAATTCACTACTCATACGATTGTCCAATTCCCAGAAAGAGTTATAGTTGTGCCAGATGCAATAGTTACTGGTCCACAAGACAAAGCATTGTTAGTTGCATCAATAGTTAATGATCCAGTAACAGTATTTTCATGTTGTTGTATAATGGCTTCGTAACTTGTTGTGTCAGCTTTCTTACCAATATTATTAAACATATTAACTCTCCTATGCGTAAGGACTTGTTCCTAAAACACTTGTATCCCAAGCTGATTTTAATGCAGATATACTTGAAGCATTAGTTATTGCTGAACTTGCAGGAGCATTTCTTAATGCTGTCTTTGCATTAACTGATGCTGTCTTAGCAGTTGAATCGTCAGCTTCTAGTGCTTTCATATAAGCTACATCTTGAGCTTCAAGTAATTCTTTTCTTACTTCTCTAATTTTATCTTTAAAGATTACTTTTGATGCAGTTAAATCTTCAGTTATAACTGAGCCATTTAATGACCAAGCGTTTCTGAAATGTCTGTCTGAAGGGATCGTTGCTGATGAAGCTTCAATCATATTACCATCTTTATCTGCTATGTTAGTTGCCATATTATGCCACCTCTTGTTGGTTGATTGTTAATTCTTCTGATATTTTCCATGAGTTACGCCATGTTCTTGTGCTTGGCAGTTGCGATTTCTTGCATATAACCAAGCGTGGTTTGTTTGCTTTATCCCAGTTTTGCCAAACATGCATAGGCATATCTTTCATTATTAAATATTCAATCGCTTGTTCTTCGGTCATGGCATCAATAGGTTTTGTATTATGTAATAGATAACCTCTTGTATGTTTTTTAAAATCAGCTTTAGCTTCGTCTTTAGCTAACTCCCAATAGACTCTCACATCTGGTAATATCCCACCTTGCAAAGCACAAGCTAACCAATTACAATCTGGATGAGTTACTTTTGCTGGTGCATCTGGTTCTTTTGGATCTTCCCACACCACACAATAGTCTGTTCTGTATGGCTCTAAGTTTTCTTTTGCCCAACACAATCTATCCCAAAGATGTGTGCCTTGAAATTCTGGTGTTGTTATCATGTGATCTCCATATAACTCATTGTTACTGAAAGTTTGTCTGTAACTGAACAATCCACTTTTACAATATCGCCAACATTTAAATTGATTTTATTTATTATAACTTCGGCTGTTTGCCCTACTGCAAGAGGCATACTTTTAGCAATATGCGCTGTTGTGTTTTGTGTTTGTGATGTTTGAGTTGTGGTACTAACAATCTGTACTGTTGCTGTAACTTGTGCTGTGTGAACATTACAAAGCGTTAATCCTAAAACAACAAGAGTGCTTCCACTTTGTACTGTGTATATTGTTTCTGGAGTTCCCGCCCCTGCAGGAGCAAAATCTCTTGTTAGTAATTTAAATGCGTTTGCCATTTTATCTCCTTATCCAAGTGCGATTGCTAAAGAAACTGGATCATCTAAGGTACAAGCAATCGTTATTGTATCTGTCGAACTTCCAGTTGTTGTGATATTTGCTCCAGCTACAATAGTTAATGTGTTACCATTTGTAATTGTTTGATTATCTCCAGATGAACCAGCTACTATAAAACTATTCATAGCCCCACTACCATCTGCTCCAGATTGCACAAAGGCTACAGTAACACCCATAGCATCCGAAAATGTTCCATTACTAACAACATGTGTAACAGGGATTTTTGAATAACCAGAAGCATCAGTAATTGCATTATTTATTTTAAAGATTGCATAAGTAGATGCTGTGCCTTCTTTGGTAATTTGAATATATCCACGAGCAGTAGAGTTTGCAACATCATCCCATGCTTGCACGAAGGAAGCTATGTTAACTGAAGAGTCATCTACGTCATCTAAATACAAAATTGATATTGAACTTATAGTAGAATTATTTCCAAAAATCTTGCCATTACCACTATCGGCATCTGACGTATCAGTATCCCAAGTCATGCTCAATCCATAACCAGATTGTCCTTGAATACCAGTTGCTCCAGTTGCTCCAGTTGGTATACCAAGTGCAAACGTAGCTGTATTGCCAGACGTTGAAACAGAAGCAGTTGCACTACCACCAACAGTAACAGTTGAAACAGTTACACCAGCAGTAGTTAATTGACTAACACCTTCTGGATTACCAGTTGATGAATTAAAGCCTAATACTTTTCCTAATCTATTTGCTTTAGCTGGTAGTGTCATATTAATAGATATTGGATCTTGAACAGGAGCTTGTAAGGATCTTGCATCTCTTTCTTCTCTATCTCCAAGAGCCATTGTTATAGTATCAAAATCATCTTCTAAAGCTGAAGCTGTTACGTTTCCACCAGATGTATATAATGAACTTCTAGAAAGAGGGATGTCTGAAAGAATTGTTATTGTAGTCGCATTTGAAGGAGCTGTAACAAACACCACAGAGCCAGTTCCAGTATTAGTTAGTCCAGCAACTCCAGATCCATTTTGTACTGCATAGTTAGCTGATCCAGTACCTTGAGTTTTTAAAGTTCCATCAACATAAACTTTAATATCTGCTATTGCATTGATTTGAAAAGAAAAGGCAAAAGAAGTTGTGCTTCCATTTCCTGTTGAAATGGCTCTACGAACAGTATCATTTAAACTAAATGTTGCCATACTCTATACCTTCCTTACTGTCTTTATACATTAAAATTAATATTCTGTCATGTGAATTTTCCATGATTAGTTCGCTATAGAATCTAATAATTGTTTGGTTTGTTGATTAGCAGTATCTATTTCACTCTTTGTTGGAGCTTCGATCATCGGTGGATTTTTCCCCCATTCATCCTCATAAGAATCTCTTTGTTGTTTTACAGCTAATAAATCTGGATATTCTAAAAACATTAGTTTTTTTGCACTATTTTTATACTGACTATCAATCCTTCTAAGCATTGTTATTTTATACTTTCTATTAGAATCCACTAATTCTGATTCTTCATTAAACATCTTTTTATAATTTTCTTCATCTTCATCAAATACCCATTTCCCATCAATATCTGTTATTTTACCTTCAATAACATTTTTAAAAACTTCTAAAACATTAGGAACATTTTCTTCTTCAAACAATATTTTGTTAAAATCTGAAGATGTAGGATTATTATATAATTCAATATATCTTTGATACTGTACTCCAGATAATTCTAACATTGGCTCTCCCATATTTTTAGGAAGATTATTAAAGCCTAATCCAATTCTATTAAGTTCTGTATTTATAACATTTCCAGCACTTTTATTTTTAACTTTATAAGGGATAATAGTTTCCCATAATGCTCCATTTGTTTGTGTTTTTGGCTCATTCCATCTAGTTGTACTAGCTGGTAAAGATTTAGATAATGAAGGTATTCGTGATCTTAATTGATTTAAACCTTCATAATGACCTTTAAGAAAAGATGGCATCCCTACATATGGGATATATCCATAACGATCTTCTGGCATGACGTTTGAAGAATTTGGACTAACATATCTTTCCACAGTACCAGACATCCCTTGACCAAATAATCCACCAGTTCCAATATGTTGACCTATAGTTCCAGCAGTTGTTGTTGCTTGTTTAGCAAAAAGTTCTACTATTCTATCCCTTTTACCATTTTCAGTTTCAAAGGATGATCCAGCAGTATCAATTAAACTCCCGATAAATTGTGTCATTGGAAGGGATGTTGCAACGTATTTCATAGAAGAAATAGCTGTATTTAGAAAAAAATCAAACAAAAACTCTTGATCATTGGTTGATCTCATTGAATATGCTGTATCTGCATAAAACCCTAACATACCAGATAAAGGATCTAATCGTTTATAACTTACCCAATCCCATGTTCCATCTTTTTGTTTAAAGCCAAATGAATATGGTTCGTGAGTTTCTAGCCATGTTTTTCTACCTTTGGGATCTGTTTCTCCATAACCTGTCATAACAAAATCATCAGAAATTAATCCAGATGAAAGAGATAACATAGATACACCGATGCCACTTCCTACTCCAATTTTTGCTAGAGCTTGTTTTCTTTGTAATGCAGATCCATTAACTAATTGATCTCTCATTACACTTGGCATCAATATAGCTAAAGGTGTTCTTTCCATAATCCTTTGAACAATTTTTGTAGGTGTTTTATAAAATGGAATAAATATTTTAAATAGGGGAGTATTAAGTACATTTGCAAATTTTGGATCTCCGAACATTCCTGTTAATTGATCTTGGAAGGTTGCCATTCGAGCAAATTCACTTGCTTCATCAAATGCTGTTTGTGAATGTAATGTTTTTAAATGTGCTGAAGATGCTTGTTCATTTGCATATTCTGTTAATGTGCCTGTGTATCCTTTAGGAACTTTACCTGTGTCCATAACAGCAGTATAAGCAGTATTCTTAGCTCTAACAGCTAAAGCTTCTAATTGCATACCACGAGAAACTCCTTTGAAAGTGTCATCCATAGCCATCAAAGGTCTAAAACCTAAAAATCTCATCATAACACCAAAGCCATCAGCAAAATGTGCAAAAGCATTTTCGCCAGCTCCACCACCTTCTTCAGTATTTCTTAATCCCCAAGCTTCTCTACTAATGGCTTTCATATTACTTTCAAGTTTTGTTGATGCTTCAGTCAAACTTTTTTCATGTCTTAAAGCATGATATCCAGCTCTCAAAGCTTGAGGTAAATATTTAAATTGTGCTTTCATCATAGCTAAAGCTTCAGCACCTTCTCCACCAACAGCTCTTTCTAAAATTAATAAATTTTGAAATCCTAATTGCCCAGCAAAGTTAAACCCATGAGTTAATGGATTTGATAATAAAGCTGATTGAAATATTTCAATTAAACTATCTCTACCTTTTTTATATGTGGAGTATTTAGCAAATTGATTTTTTTGCATAGAAGAGGGAAGTCTATTATACATTGCTAAAAATTGTCGCATACCTTCTTCCCACCATAAGCTTCAACAAACTCTGCAAGGTTTTGTTCTGTAATAACAGCAGTCCCAGTTCCACCATCTACAGTTTCTAACATTGAAGCCATAGAAGAAGTTCTTGATGCAGAAGGCATCGCTATAATTTTATTAGAAACTTGTATTCTTCCAACATCTTCTTGAACTTTTGTAAGCTGTATACTTGCATAACCTTCTATTGAAATTGCTTGTGAAGCTTTAGCCATATCTAAAAGGTTTCCAGATCTAATAGCTTTATCTAACAATTGTTTTGCATGAATTTGCAAAGATAAAACAGTTTTTTTACCAGCAAAAAGTTCTGAATCACTAAAAGGTTTATCTCCTTTTCTTCTATTCATTAATTGGAGAAATATATCGACTGCACCAATTTTATTTGCATCGGCTATTATTTCTTTAAAACCACGATTACCTTTTTCTAATATTTTTTTACCATCGATTTTAGCATCTTTGTAGGCAAGGTATGTGGAAGCTAAAAATTTATCCAGACTATCTTTATCTCCATCTAAAGTTGTAATTTTTTCTAAGTTAGGAAGTATTATTTTTTCATCTTGCTTCCATTTTTTATTACCTTTTTTTCCAGTTTGTATTGGCTGGCTTCCGTCAGCATAATTATTAAGTATTGCCATTTCATCTGGATTAGCATTTCTTATTCTTAGTTCTCCATCAGCCGAAAAAACTAAAGGATTTTCATCAATAGATTGATCTTCTATATTTTTCTTATTTTTTGCATCTTTAAGTCTTTGTTTTTTAACTGCTGGAGCAATTAATGAATCAGCTCCACTATCAAAGAAATCTGAAACTCCATCTGTAACAGTCTTAGCAACTTTAGAAATACCTGTTCTCAAGCTTGCATGTTGTTCGTATGGTGGCTCACTATTTAATATTTCATTACCATTAATATCTGAATCTTTTACATTCGTATTATTTTCTGAAATAACTTGTTCTTCTGGAATAACATTTTCATTTGTCATTACAGGAGATATAGTTTCTTCTATTACTGGATCATTAGGTATTGCCATTCATAACCTCACTATTCTCGCCTTGAGAACTCAACATTCCAGCTCCTAGTAAACCACCAGCAGAGAATAATGCCTGTCCTTTTTTAACTGTTTCTTTTACTTTTGGAGTAAGTCTAATTGCTAATTGTGGGAAACCATCTAGATCTGAATAAATTTTTAATCCTGTGTTTTCATTGTAGTTTGAATGTACCAAAGTAACTTTACCAATCGAGCTTTTATCTATTTTACCAACTACTTTATTAATTACTGAAGGCAGAACTTTATCATAATAAGTTTTTAACCCTTGATTGTTCCATCTGTTAGCATGAATAATACCAGCACTAAATGCGATACTGTCATAACCTTCTTCTTCAGCTTTCGCCATTAATCTCTTAATAGTTAATCCTGTCCATTTATTTGTATCGGTAACGAATGGAGCTTGTGGTATTCTTTTTGTTAAAGAAGCATTTTTACTATTAATATTTCCATACATTTCTTGTATATTTGACATGGAAGTTTTATAATCTGAATACTTAGATTTATCTATAACTCCAACAATGTTCCCAAGTCTTAATTCATTATCAAAATGTTGTTGTAATCCAGTAAAGTTTTTACCATCAGCCATTGTTTTATCATAATCGGAAACTGCCAATTCTTTTATTCTTGCATAATACCAATCGGCAAAAGGTATTCGTTTATCGCCTTGTTTAATTGTGTAAGAATTAATTTCTTTTTCGTGTTCTGCTATTAATTTTTTAATTTCTATTTGTGTGTCTTTGTACTGTTTATTGGTAGGCTTGAAACCATTACTTCTTCCTTGCTGTCCCCAATCAGATTGGATTTCTTCTACAAACAACACTTTAGATCCATCATCTGAAACTCTATCTGTAGTTCTTATTGATGCTAAAATATTTTCTTCATCATAATGCGATTGTTCATAAAAATCGCCTTCTTTACTATCATATAAAATTAATTTAATTTCTCTATAATTATCTCCAGTATTTCCTTCATCGACTGTGTAATCTCTATGCCTTGCACCACTTCCATAAGCATTTAAAATTCCATCGTCTTGAGCTAAACTTTGAGCTTGTAGTACAGCTTCATTAAGTGAATAAATATCTTCATCGTTGTTCATTGTTTTTAATCTATTGCGATTATCGTAAGATGCAATTTTGTTTGTAAATATTGAATATCCCACTTCATCATTTCCATTAATTACATACCCAGTATTTTTATCTTCATAAAAACGAATAGGATTATCATAGTATTCATCTGTAGCTAATTCCATTGCTCTTGCTTCTGTCATTGGTAGATCAAGCTCTGATAAATTAGCATTGTGATCTTCTAATATTTCACTTGCTCTATTAGCTAAATAATCATTTCCATAAGCATCTTCTGGAGTATAAGTTGCTTTCATTTTATCTGGTATTGCACCACTTTTAATTGCTAAATCGTCTAATCTTACATTTTCTTCAGATGCATCAAAATTCATTGCTTCTGCTATTTCATTAACTTCAGCAACTTCTTCAGATATTGTTATTCTATTATCATTGATATGCTGTTCTATTTCAGCTTTAGTAACTTTGTCTTTACTTAAAACTTCATCTAACCCTAGCCAATCTATTTCGTCTTGCTTAACACCAGCTTTGAGCAACATTCCTTTAAATTGCTGTCCAGATCCTTTTTCTTGTTTTAAAGTTTTAGTTACCTCTAAAGCCTTTGAATAGAAGCCTAAATAATCTTGTTCTACTTTAGGTGTTGTTTCGTCTAAAGCCTTACCTATAGAACTTAAACCTTGAGCAATAGGGACTGTAGGATCAGTTCCCATATTAAGAGTAGTTCCACCAGAATTATTAGCTAAATAATTATCAGCTTCTTTCCCAGCTCCGACTAACATTCGTCTACCACCTTCTAAAACAGAAGCCATACCAGCAGTTGCTCTATCTCCTAAAACAGTTCCAATAGTTCCAGCAACTCCAGCTTCAACAGGATCAAATTCTTCTTGTTCTCCAGCATTTATTTTTACATTTTGTCTGCCTAAATTGTCCCCCATTGTAAGCAATCCAGCTTCAGCTCCAGTTGCAACAGAAGCTTTTGTAGGAGCAGACATAACAATACTTTTAAGAAGTTCCTTAAATCCCATTTTAGTTAATTTCTGACCAGCATATTTACCAGCTACTCCAATGCCAAATGTAGCAAGAACACCTAAATTAAAAGGATCAACAGCCATAGCTAAAGCACCTTTACCAAAGTTCTTTAATGTCATTCCTTCTCTGTCTGCTGTTTCCATTAAGTAGTACATGGCTTTAGCAACTTCTGGTGGAGCATTACTTAGTCTAGCTGAATTAATAGCCAAAGCCGAAAAGTTATAATCAAAGGCAGTCATAAAATTAACTCCCCATAGGGCATATTCATTAGCATTTTCTAATTGAGCATTTTCAACAGGATATCCAGCTTGATTAACACCATCGTAAATTTCCCTTGTTTCTGTGCTTCCAAATGGTTTTGCATTAGGATTGAAATAATCATGCAATAATCGAGAAGCAGAGATCCAGTTTTTATCAGTTAGCTGACTTCCTTCTGGCATATTACGAGAAATATCTATAGCTTCTTGACTAGTTAATCCAAACCTATCTTCTTCTCCATTACTTCCTTCAATCATAATATGGGGAAGGGGATAGAACTGGCTTCTAAAAGCATCGTAATCATTTCCTTCTATAGAGTTTTCATCAATACCAGATGGATATTCTCCCCAATTTAAAGGAGCTTCTCCAATGCCTTCTTTAGTTTCTCCAGTTATAGGATGCTTATAAACAAAAGAATTAGGCTCATTCCTAACAGCTTCTAAATCAGCAAATATTTTATCAAACTCATCCATTTTAAAATGTAACCTTATCTATATTAATCGGATTGTTATTATATGTTTCAATTTTTGTGTTAACATCCACTAACATTTGTTTGTAAGTAGAGCCATTTTCAGCTCTATTTATTAAGTTATTAAGATTTTGTTTACTAAGATAATTTTTAGCTAATTCTTTTATTGCTTTAAATTCTGTTTCTTTTCCTTTTGTTCTATAAGCTTCAAAATTATTATCCATCCAGACACTAGCTTTAAAATCTTTGTCATCTCTTCTTGCTCTAAACATTCCTTCTTCAATAGTTTTTAACACTTTCACATTTGCATTAGTTTTATCGCCCATCTGAATAAAAGATGTAGGTATTTGTAATTGTGATCTGGCAAATCCTAATGCTCTTGTAAATTCTTTATCGCTTCTAGCACTTAGTTTTTTAGTAAAATTTTCATAATCATCTTTGTTTAATTTCCCTGTTTGAAGAAAGGTGTTTAATTCGTGTTGACTTAAATCAACATTAAGAGCTGAAAATTGAAGAGTTATTTTGTCAAATGTGCCACCATCTGAATATGTTTTATACTTTAAGTTTGGATTTTCTTTTAAAACCTCTACCATTTCTTTATGTTTTTTGGAATCAAGCTTTTCCATTAAAAGCATTTGTGCTTTATATTTTTTTAGAGCTTCTGGTCTATCATTAATTAGCAAAGCAGAAGAAGCATTGATTTCTGTAATTCTAATAAATTCATCTCTTTTTGTATTTGCATTAGAAATTTTTGTCATTTCTCTAGCTTCAACTTCATCATAAGCATCACGAGCTACTTTTTTTAAAAGCATTTTATCTTCTCCAGCAACAACCGAAAAAGCACTTTGAACAGCTAAAGGCAATTTATCTAATTTACCATTTTGTATTTTACTTAAAGTAATATAAGGATTTTCGCCTTTAAATACTGCTTCATGCACTATATCTTTAGCTGACTGTAAAACTGCTTTATCAAACTGTACTGATCTAGCTAAAATTTCTGCTGGTGTGGTGGAAGGTGGCATTTTTCTTAAATGATTACTTTTAACTGAATTAATAACATTTGGAGTAATTGCAACTTTTTCAGATTTATAAACTGTCTTTCCATCTTTTGTTGTATCAGTTGGAATATTTGCAACAAGTCCAGCTTCAATTAATTTAGGTAAAGCAATATTAACTATATTATCAAATTCAAGTGTCCAAATAGTCTTATTATGTAATTGCTGATCTGTAATATATTTTGAAGCATAGGTTTTATATTCGGCATTTGCATAAAGACCTAAAGTTGCTTTGAATTTTTTAGAAGTAACAGGACTTTCATTATCTAAAACATCTGATAATCCAGATGTAACACTATCTAATTCTTTTGCTATATCAGTAGGATCTGTAGCATTTGTTCTTCCTTTAAGAATGATGCTTGACATAGCTTGTTTAGCCATCAAAGTTAATCTATCAGATGTTGCTTCTAGTGTAGCTGTTCTGGCATATCTTCCAAATACAGTATCTTTATCTCCGACAAAATCTAATTCAGTATTATCTTCAGAAGCATCTAATAATTGTTGTTCTGTAGGAGCATTTAAAGCTCCATATTCAGCACCTTCAATTTTAGCTGTTTGAACTGCATTTGAATAAAATGTCTGTGCCATTCTGTCTAAGTTTGA